TAAGTAGGTTGGGAAGCAAACGGATCTTGCCTTCGAGTATCCTTTCGGACTACTATGAGGCAGGACTTATTTTATAATATGGCTGAAATATTACAGAGAGCGCGAAGAAAGGAATTCTTGCACTTAGCTTACACACTTAGGCACTTGTATGTAAGAGGTGTTCTACCTTTGCATAGCAAGTGATAGCCTATTTATACTAGCACACTCATAAGAAAAGCATAAAACAGTGGGGTCGAGCGACACCCCTAATAATACATGCCCTGTTGCTAGTACAATAATGCAAACAACTTTAAGGACGRAGGACGGTCACATGGCCACGTTCTTTGATAAAGATGCACTTTGCTTTTTCAAGTGCGGTGAGTGCGGTCAGAATCTCACCCTGTGCATATTCGAGTGCTTCTTTGTGGTCCCCAGCATAGTTGTCTTTTGTCGAGATGCGGGTATAGTAGGCCAGTGATCTGTCGACCATGGTTCGGAATTCCTGCAACTGTTTTGATACCTCCRAGAATTTGTACGACAGGCAGTCYTCTGCTCCTTTTTCATTGAGGCYGTGGAGTTGCATGTCCTGTGGTAGGTTGCTGGCTTGTTGCAGATACCACTGGTGGTCTTCAAGCAGATTTYGGGGAAGAGCTGGTGTAAGCATGCGATGAGAGCTGGATCTTTCCATCTCTGATGATCCTTGGCTTGATAAACTTGATCTAGGACCTTTAATGCTTGTTGTTGCTGTGAGGTTACCAGCTTACCTTCTTTGCTTATATAGGAACTGAGCCGGGATAATTGATCAGCTAAGATGTTATCTCGGCCGTCAATATGCTCTAGCGTRATTTGTACGCCGGTTCCGGTCAGATAGTCAAGCAACTTGGCCCACCTTAGCCTTGATGGTTTGTTGGCATGCAGCTTATTGTAAAAGCTGACAATGGCGTGGCAGTCTGTTCGTACCATTATTTCACCTTTATCGAGGTAGTGGATTTTGAAAGATTCCAACCCATTAATTAAAGCAGATATCTCTGCATCAATCGTGGATTGTAGTGCTGGAAAGCGTCCACTAGCATAGGCAAAAGCCTTTTCAGTACCTCGAGATGCTCCTTTGAAAGGACGCCACTTGGCTACTGCTCCCCATCCTTCTGTACAACCATCAGTCTCGATTATTACGAAGGCATCTTTCGGTGGTAGCTCCATGTCTGGTAGTGCTTGAACCTTTTCCTTTATTTTCTTGACCAGATTCCAGTCTGATGCAGTCATCCTTTTGTCCGCCATGGGACTTGTCTTGTTGTATAATGGCCCTAACAGCTGTCCTAGCTTAGGAATATAATTCCTGGCATAATTGAGTATTCCGAGCCAGCTACGCAACCCTTTCTTTTCTTTCAGTTGGTCATCAGGAAAGTTAGCAATCTTTCTGATTATGTGAGGCTGTAGCTTGATCTTCCTGTTACCAATAATGGCTCCAAGRAACTCAATTTGTGGGACTGCTATTGCCATCTTATCCTTACTCAGGACTAACCCATGCTTCTGGCATATCTGGAAGAACCTTTGTAGATGACGGACATGTTCTTCCTCAGTCTGTGAGAAGACTAGGATATCATCAATATAAACTGCTATAAATTCTTCTGTTCCTTTAAAGCAGTTGTCCATCTTTCTTTGAAAAATGGCTGGAGCATTCTTTAATCCGAACGGCATGACTAGCCATTCATATAGTCCATCAGGGACCCAGAACGCTGTCCATGGAATTGATGATTCCTCCATTGCTACTTGATGAAAACCGGACTTTAAATCAAACTTGGAATAAATCTTTGAATTTCCAACTAGTTTGATTATTGTGTTGATCCCTGGGAGGCTATACTGATCTTTGTGTGTATTCTGGTTCAACTTTCTGTAGTCAAACACCATTCGTTCCTTCCCATGCCTGAACTCGCCGGTTTTGGGATCTACGGAAGTTCCTGATCGGACGATCATGGCATTAGTTCTATGTCGAGAACTTGACTTCCGGATAACTCCTAACTTCAGGAGTGCTTCAGTGTGCCGGGAGAATTGTGCTTTCATCTCCGGTGTGATGTGTTTCAGTGGCCGATCTTCAATAGTAAGATCCGGGTTAATGATGTCAATCTTGCAAACGACCCGATTTTTGGCCCAATGGATTTGAGGGTTAGGCCCAATAAAATTGAGCTCTTCCATTTGCTGTAATGCCTTTTGGATTTCTGGCCCATGATTTCCCAGTTTCTGGCCCACATTGTAGAAAACAGATTCATGGATCTTTAAATAATCCAATTCATCCATCTCTAAYTCTTCAATTGCGAAATGGGCTGAGCTGACTACTGGGCTTGTTTCAATGGACCCAACATTCTTGTAGAATGTGATTTTAGACCCTTCAATCCTCATTCCTCCGTAATTGGCTTTGATAAAATTGCAGCCAATTAACATGTCAACGTTGTCATGAGCTCCGAGCGGGAAACAGTATGTGAATGGAATCCTGAAAGAATTCCCTGCTATCCGCATTTGACCATCTTTCAGCTTCTCGTTGACTATTGTTTCTGAGTTTACGCCATAGACTGTTACTGGATACAGAGTGCCTGTTATTGCTTCTTTTGGCACTACCTTTGGATCAATGCAACATTTGGTTGCTCCAGTGTCTAGTATGGCCTTTGCTGTGAACGGCTTTACTCCAGGAATCATGATTTCAACCTCAAAATTATAGAGCTGGTTGTTGACTGCTCTAGCTGATTCCTCTTTAATCACCATTGCCGTATCTTGAGCTGCTAAAGGAATGACTATCCCTTGCGCAATCTGGCTCTGAGCGGGAAAGACTAAATCTTCCTTGGAGGCGTTGTAGAGGGTGATAAATATCTCCTCCTTATAATCTTCATCTATCACTCCTCCTAAGACTTGTACGCCCAATTTTGCCAGTGAAGACTTCGCAGCTAATTGCATATATGTTCCAGACGGAAGTTGTACCTTCAATTGGGTCTGGATTGTTAGGATTGCTCCTATTGGTAGCGCGATGTCTCCTGGGGAATAAAAATCCCATCCTGCTCTTCGCCTAGTTTTCTTTGTTGGCAAAGTGACTGTTGAACCTTCATTTCTGGTGAAGGTTATTGCAGGTTTTTGGGGTGGTGGTTCTTGAATACATACCCCTTTTTGACTACTTGGCTCCTCCTGTTGTTGAAGTTTTTGATTTTGACTTGGCTCCACCACGCTTCGCTGTAACTCTGATGGAAGTTGATCAAGGAAAGAGTCCACGATACGTTCCAAGTGATCGCGTTCATTACGCAATCTAGAGAGTTCAGCATGAACTGCAGAGCTTTGAACCTTCGATCGAACTGCTGGTTCCTTTGTTGGAGCTGGTGGCATTTTCTTGCCTAGTTGCAGATAGGCACAGTATGCACATGTCGTGAACTGACATTTTGGACAATGCCATCTTCTAGTTTGCTTGGTTAAATTCTTACAGTAGAGGCAATTGAAATTCCTCCCCTGTACAATTGGTGCATTGGCTTCCCAAGCATGTAGGCATTCCTGGTACTCCTTTGGAATGGGCATTTTATAGAACCACGACGGTGGTTTATGCTCCAATTCTTCCCGTAGCATAAAAATGCTCTCTGGGTCTGGGCTGATGCCATTGAGTACCTCCTCTTGTCCTTCTGGTTCTCCATCTGAGACTGAACAAATGGCGTCGCTGTCAGGATCATTGATGTCAACTGAGACTACATCCCAGTCTGGTGGCAGTTCCAGGTTTTCTATGACTGCTGCTCTGGCGATATTGCCATTGTTGTTGTTACAATCTCTGGCGAAGTGCCCTTCTCTTCCACAGATGTAGCATTTGCATTTTACCGGGGGCTTCTTTCTTTTGAATACTCGAACATGAGTATCATGTGGCTTTCCTTTGTAATTCTTCGCCTTCCTGAGACTGTATTTCTTTTCTCTTGGGTATACCCCTGGGATTGGGATATCCTTACAGAAATCGAGGCTTTTGATGCCCCTTTGCATTGCAGCGCTTTTACATAGTTCGGCCAGCCAATGGTAGGTGAAATGAATACGAGGCATTACGCCTGTATTATTTCCTGGGTGTTTTTCATTAAAGGCGGCTTCAATCTTCTTTCCATAGAGCGGTGGGAGCTTTCTGAAGAACTTCTCAGAGAGTTCTGTACTGATGAAGGCTCTTCCACTAGCTGCTGCTAACTTTTTGTACTCATTCATGAACTGGATMACATTGTTGATGTTGCTACACGTYAATCTTTCCAGATCATAATAAGCCCTTTCTTGCGCCATTGTGGATCCTGAATAAGGGTCTTCCAATGTGAACATCCTCCGGATTTGAGAGAACATGTTGATGTTGTCATCTGCATGCTCTACTAGAGTGTCGTATTCTTCCGGGAAATTAGATCGCCATTGCTGGAATAACCTTTTCTCATCTTCTCCTAGCAGGTTTTCCACAAACTGGACCTTCGTTGCATTATCTGAGAAATCAGTTTGGCTTAGTAAGTTGGAGTTGATTGTTGACCATCGCGTAATGACATCATCATACTTTCCGATGTCGTTTGGAAGAATCAGTAGCGCTCCTCGATTAATTTGCGCCGATGGTAACTCCCAGAAATTCTGAGTTGGGAGCCTTGCTGTTGGGTATCTTTTGGGAAYGGCTAGGCCATCTCCGAACCCTAGATTACCAGGTAAGTACGTTGGTCGACTTCCTTCTCTTGCTGGTGGGAACACAGGTGGTCCCATAGCTGAGTCCATGGGTGGTTGCAGATTTGTGACTATGGAAGAGGACGAATCCCCTGTTGATCTTACGATCTCCTGCAGAGCGCGAAGCTCCGGATAATCCATATCRTTGTCATCAGCCGCAAGGACTGCGAATGGGTTTTCCCAGTCAGGTTCCTCTTCTTCTTCCTCTGAGGAGGTTGAAACTTGTTCAAGAGAGAATTCTTCAATAGCGATTTCCGTTTCTCTGGTTGCCATTGCTAATTCCTCTTTTTCACTGTCATACTGCTCCTGACTCTCTTCTTCTTTATCATCCCATCCACTAGGGACAATGTCTTCTATTGGAATTGTTGGGGGTGCTGAGAATTTTACCAGGAATGAGTCATCATCTCCTAGTGTACCCCATCTTTCTCCTTGAGACTGGCGCTCYTCCATGTTTTCTTCAAACTGTTTGTGGACTTYAGGGTTGGCAGGATARACTGCTGGCACAGTTGGTCTTTCAATCCTACGGATCTCAGTACCTTTGTTTGTAGCATTAACGAACAAAACCATTCTAGCTGTCTCTATCTCGCTTTCTTCTTCCTCCAGTATCTCTTCATCCCGGGAGTTATACTCAGGTGCTGGTGCTGCCTGTGTGTTGTATCCCGTGAATCTGATTGAGGTGCTTCCCTGATTGTCTGTCCACACATGAGCCCTTGACGGGACTCGTACAGTTGCGCCTGCTGGTGGCTCAAGTTGCCATCTCTCCGCTTCATATTGTGAGGCGTCATACCGCTGGCCAGGTACCGCCCGAATACCTTTAGTTGCTAGGTATTCTCCAAGGTCATCTACAGCATATCGGAATGCCGTGTTGCTGGTGTTTGATAACCTTCCGACGAAGACTTTTGTTATGAGGAGATTGGCTTCTCCTCCTATCCATGAGTCGTAGCCCTTGACTTTAACAACCAACTGGAAGTGGTCATAGAAGTCTTTAATGGTCATCATCTGGTCAGGAACGAAAAAGACTAGCTCCGTTCCGGTTGATAGGTCAATCTCCATTTGACCCAGAATTCCCCTTGGGTCGGATCCCCATCTGGAATCTCTGATGACGACTAGGACCATTACACCGGCTTGCTTTCGGTGTAGTGCATGGACTCTGATCATTACTAAACCGCAGTGAACATGCTGCTTTCCTTCTTCACGCAGCTTTTGGTAGGATTGGTCTGTGATCACGCGTAACTCCCTTTGTTGATTAGGGTTAGTTARCATGATTCTTTCCTCTGAATAGTGCCGATAGACTCGGTGCGCTCTTTCTGACCATCCGTTGCGGTAGAGTACTTCTGCGGGTACTATTCCTGCCCTCTGTTGTGTTGAGAGTCTGAGTTGTGCCTCTGGATCTATCTCTTGCTCCAGGGTTCTCAGGTTGTTTCTTCTTCCGGTCAGTTGGCGTGAGGCGTTCCACATAGTGCGCCTTGCCCTCCTGTAATCTCTGATCTGGTCTTCTGCGTTTGCTACTGACGTTGCTGGGGCATCCCTTACGGGAGCCTGAGTTGTAGTCCTCGTTTGAGAACTCATTTTTGGGACTGCCACTTAGTCTTTTCTTCTTGTAGAATCTGCTTTGGGTCTTTATAGAAATAGACTTTGTTGACCTTCTTCTTGACAACTGGTTTAGTGGTGGCTGTTCCGAGTGAGAGATTGCTGAGATCGGCTGTGAGCTTCTCTAGCTGATCTGAGTAGTCTGTTGCCTTTCCTGCTTGGATAGCYCGGACTCTTGCGTCTAGTGCGTCTACCTTCTGGTGTAGTGCTGTGATTTGGTAGACCAATACGTTCAGCTGACTGATGATTGTAGATATGCCCTTAGATGCTGTAGCCCCAGACGATACTTCGAATCCTGCTCCTTCTCCTAAGCGTTGGATTTGAGTAATGGCTTCAACAAATGATGGATCTGCCTTTTTATCTGCCAAGGACATCTACACCAAATGTTTTAGTAACGTTTGGCAGAGGGTTTCAACCCTGTCAAGTTTTTGTTCAAGTTGTTGTGAGAGTATAATAGCCTTTTCTTCAATCAACTTTGGTCGATCAAAGATGGATGCAATCAGGTCCTTTAACTCTTCCTTTGTAGGGAGCTTATAGACGGATCGCTTCAAGGCTTTCAACTCTTCGAGAGAGTTTTCAAGCTGAGTGACTCTCTCAGTCACAAGGTTCAAACTAGCTTCAAGTTTAAGAAAATGTTTAAGGGAAACTTTTGACAAAAGATTCAGGCGATCAAAAGTAGCTTCGAGGTTGTAAAGAGTTGCAAGGTTTAAATCAGATATGAGATTGAGTTGAGGGTCTTCTGTATGAAATCTGTGCTTATGTCCTGCTTTAAAACAATGGAATTCAATTTCTTGAACCCTTTTCAGATTACTTGCAGATACTTCTAACTGTAGATATTCAAGCCTAGGTCGATTATTGAAATAGTTATCAATRGCTTCTTGGAATCGATCACTCATAGATATTAAACAGTGGTTTCCTTGTTCTTGGTTACTAATCTCCCATAGCTCACCTTATCGCCTTAATTATCCCTCCTCGGATTTTAACAGGCTTACGTCTTTTGCTAAAAGGATTTTTCACCTCACTTGTATACACACTGTTCTTTACTTATGAAATGATTATAATCAACCTTAACTTAAACAAACTACAACTAGAAAATAGTAGCAGAACATTCAGCACATCAACAGGGACAGAATTACCTCAACAGTGATTTTAAGCTGCCATATTTGAACAATAACCTTGCTCTGATACCA